ACTAGCTGGCTCCGCTTCGTACATTAAATACCTTAACAACCAGATGGCGGTGCTTAAAGGAAACCAAGTCATATTAGAAAATCAAATAGAAGAACAGAATGCTTCAATAGATGCGTATTTAAAAAAGCAAGAGCAGGTCAGCTTTCAGTTAAAAAGCATGGAAGCAGAAAAAAACGAAGCATTGCGAGAGTTCAACAGCCTTAGAGATAAGTTCTCTAAGCACGACATGAATAGCTTGGCACTAGCCAAACCCAAACTTATTGAAACAAGGGTCAACAATGGGACTCGCAAGGTAAAAGAAGCGTTGGTAAAGATTACTGATCCTAACCAGTTTGAACCACAGGAAGAGCCTGTTGAAACACCAGAGATAAAAATAGAGGTTCCAGATGCGAAAGCTGGTATTCGCGGTTAGCTTACTGTTGGTTGGTGGGTGTTCGATGATGCCCAACACCAAACAAGTTGAGGTTAAAACTATAGCGGAGCGCCCGCCTATGTACCATCCACCATTGCCAATGGAAATGCAGTTGACAGACGTACAGTTTGAAGTGATGACCCCCGAAACTATGACAACCTATCTCGGTTTGATTGACGAAAACAAAGCGCCGCGCAAACCGTACTATGCGTTGACCACCAAACAATACGAAAACTTAGCCATGAATATGGCTGAAATTAAAAGATATACCAAAAACATACTAACTATTGTAAAGTTCTATAGAGACTATGATAAAGGGGAAGAATAATGTTTGAATGGGTAGCTGAAATTATTGGTGTTGTAACCGCAATTGTATGCGGAGCAAGTTTTATTGCCGCGATAACCAATACTCCAAAGGATGATGAGTTGTTAGGTAAACTTTATAAGGCAATTGAATTACTTGCTTTAAATATAGGCAAGGCAAAAATGACGCCTCCTAATAAAGATTGATAAGTTTAATTCAAAAGGATCTGTAAATGGCTGAAGAACCGGTATCTTTAATTGAAGAAACAATTCCTTCTCAAGGAAATCCTTTGTCTGGAATGATGGAGGAGCAAATTGATATAGAGATTGAAGAAGAACAGACTCCTGAAATGGAAGAGTTAGATGACGGGTCAGTCGTTTTAAGTTACGAAGAACAAGCGTTTAAAGAAGCTATTTTTGCAGAACACGATGCGAACATAGCCGAATTAATTGACGAAAGAGATTTGATGGAAATCGCTAGTGATTTAAGCGAAAAGTATGAAGAAGACAAATCTGGAAGAAAAGATTGGGAGGAATCATACGTTAATGGTTTAGACCTGCTAGGCATTAAGTACGAAGACAGAGATCAACCTTTTAGGGGTTCTAGTGGTGTAACACACCCCTTGATAGCGGAGTCAATCACACAGTTTCAAGCTCAGGCATACAAAGAGTTATTGCCTAGCGGAGGTCCAGTTAGAACACAGATTATTGGCGCTACGAATCCTCAAGTAGAGATGCAATCTCAACGAGTTAAGGATTTTATGAACTACCAGATTATGCATGTAATGGAAGAGTATGACCCAGAAATGGATCGTCTTTTGTTTTATCTCCCGATTGCTGGAAGTGCTTTTAAGAAAGTGTACTTTGATGACTTGTTAGACAGAGCAGTTTCTAAATTTGTTCCTGCGGATGATTTGATTGTTCCATACAACGCATCAGACTTAGACTCGGCGTCTAGAATTACTCATGTAATTCGTATGAATGAAAACGATGTTCGTAAGGCGCAAGCAACTGGGTTTTACAGAGAAATAGAACTGAGCCCATACGAAGCTGACGATGAAATACTAGATAAAGAAAGAGAGCTGTCAGGGATTGATAAAACTTCCGACGATCAAGACTGTACTTTACTAGAAATACACACGGATTTAGATTTACCCGGCTTTGAGCACAGGCATCCATTAGACAATGAGCCAACAGGAATAAAACTTCCTTACATTGTTACGATAGATGAAGGAACATCTAAAGTTTTGTCAGTTAGAAGAAACTGGACGGAAGGTGACGAGTATCACCGTAAGCAGCATTACTTTTCGCACTACAAATTTTTACCGGGTCTTGGCTTTTACGGTTTTGGTTTATTGCATATGATTGGCGGTTTAGGTCGCTCTGCAACATCAATTCTTAGGCAATTAATTGATGCCGGAACATTAGCTAACTTACCTGCTGGGTTTAAAACTAGAGGTATTCGCATTAGAGATGCGGATGAACCGTTATCCCCTGGTGAATTTAGAGATATTGATGTTCCTGGTGGAGCGTTAAAAGAAAGCATTATGGCGTTGCCGTACAAAGAGCCTAGCCAAACTTTATCAACGCTACTTGGTTTTGTTGTAGATGCTGGCAGACGATTTGCTGCTATTACTGACATACAAGTGGGCGATGGTAATCAACAAGCGGCGCCAGGTACTACAGTGGCGCTCTTGGAAAGAGGCTCTAAGGTAATGTCTGCGATACACAAGCGTTTACATTATGCACAAAGAAAAGAATTTAGGATGCTGGCAAAAATCTTTGCCGAATCTTTGCCTCCGGTGTATCCATATAATGTGGTTGGTGCAGAGACATCGATTAAGCAGCAAGATTTTGATGATCGAGTAGATGTATTGCCTGTATCTGATCCGAATATATTTTCTATGTCGCAACGGATGGCTTTAGCTCAAACTCAATTGCAGTTAGCGCAAAGCAACCCAGAGATGCACAATTTGTACGAGGCTTACCATAGAATGTATGAGTCTATTGGGGTGCAGAATATAGAGGCTATTTTACCGCCCCCAAAACAGCCCGTACCAACAGATCCTGCTATAGAAAACGCAAAAGCTTTAATACAAGAGACTTTACAGGCGTTTCCAGAGCAAGATCACGATGCCCACATACAGTCGCATTTGCTTTTTATCAAAAGCCCAGTGGTTTCTACTACGCCTCCTGTGTTTGCGTTGTTACTGGCTCATATTTGTGAGCATGTTGCGTTTAAAGCAAGAGCAACGGCAAACAATGAGATGCAACAGATTATGGAGCAAGCTATGCAGCAAGGACAACAATCTCCGCAAATACCGCCAGAGGATGTTGAAAAAAGGGTTGCTCAGTTAATTGTTGGGTTTACTAATGAGGTTGTCATGGAACTAAGTCCACCGGCAGAGGGTCAAGAAGATCCGTTAGTAGAACTAAGATCTAAAGAAATAGATATAAAAGCGGCGGATGTTCAGAGAAAAGCAGATGAATTTGCTGCCAAGCATCAGCTTGATGTTCAAACAGAAGTTCAAAAACAGCAACTGGCCAGAGAAAAAATAGATTCTCAAGAAGATATAGCGTTGCTTCGAGCAGAAGTTAACAGAGAACGTATTGATAGAGTTGGCGGAGCTGGTAGAGGTGAATAATGGCGATTAGTAGAGGAAACATTAGCAAGCAATTAACCGGGCAAATGGCTAAACAAACAGGAATGACCAAACCCGAAGCAGAATACTTGCTTAAAAAGGGTAAAGAGTTAAACGACATGGAAGGGTTTGAAGAAGGTGGATCTGTCCATGAAATTAAAGCCTATAATTTTAAAGGAGTATTTTAGATGGCCAGGTATAGTTTTAGAAACGCGACAGACAAAGAGTTAACCGCAGGACTTAATAGCTCTAATCAAGATGAAAATGATGCGGCCATGAAAGAGCAGATGAGAAGGCTTGACGCAGGAAAAGTTCCGATTACTAGAAACACTATGGATAAACTCGCTACTCAAGATCCGGGTCCAAAAAAATCTATTAAAAGGAGCGCTGGCGGTTCGGCTAGAGGAACACGAGGTCAAACGTCTGGCAAAAATTTTAGCGGTATTTATTGATTAATACTTCAATATGCCATATTCTTTGATTCATGGCAGATCCTACAACTTTTGCATATTTAGTGTTAAAAAGAGTACAGGAACGTATTACTTTAACACAAGAAGCTATCATTCATGGTACGGCTAAAGAATATGCGATTTATAGAGAGTTAGTAGGTGAGCTTAGGGGGCTTCAATATGCCGAACAAGAAATCAAAGACGCTCTTAGTTCATCGGAGGAAGAATGACTAAAACGCTTTATGTACCAGACCATGTTGCTGCTGAAGAAAATGAAAAGCGGCAAGCAACAGTGGCTTCTGCTTATGTTGAGAAAGAAGAAAAAGTATTAGATCCTACCAGGCTAGATCTTTCGTTAAACGAAAGACTGCCACAGCCAACCGGCTGGAGAATACTGGTTATGCCTTATTCTGGTAGAAAAACATCTGACGGCGGAATACATATACCCGATTCCGTTAGAGATAGAGAAGCATTGGCAACAGTTGTTGCTTATGTTTTAAAAGTTGGACCATTGGCTTATGCAGATCCAAATAAATTTGGAGAAGGCTCAAGTCCTTGGTGCGAAGAAGGTCAATGGGTTTGTATTGGCCGTTATGCCGGATCTCG